AGTGGGGATTCAGAAGAAACCTTACGTCAAATCTATGATATGTTAAAATCTTATTTCGAAGGAGGAGATGCAGGAGCACCATCAGGACCAAACCCAGGAGGAAAAGATATGGATATGGATATGGATATGGATTTTGATGATAATTCAGCAGAAGCTTCTACATCTCCAAAACCACCATCACCACCTAAAGCTAAGAAGGATGATGATAAGAAAGATGATAAGAAGGATGATAAGAAGGATGATAAAGATGATGATGATAAAGAAGATAAAAAGGAATTAAAAGAAAGATTCCAAAAGTTAGCCAACATCCTTAAAGGTTAAAACTCATGACTCTTGATGAGTTATTATTAGAATGGTCTTACAGGTCAGAAAAGGGATATCCATCATTGGATAGCCCTTCTGACGTTTCTATATTAAAATCATTGCTTGAAAACTTAGATTTACCAGCTAATAAAATTATTAATGATTTAGAAGAAGCTACTCTTAGTCCTACTCAATTACTTAAAAGAAATAATATTGAAATATTTTTAAATAAAATTGAAAATAACGAAGAATTTATTTTAAAAGATGGAGGTACAACTATTATAGATCCAGATGCATCTGCAAGTGCTATTAATATATTAAGAAGTGGAAATTTTGAAGGACAAAGGATAAGATTTACTGATACTAATGGTAATATACTTAGTTTAGGTAAGTTTGAAAAAACAACAGAATTTGGAGGAGCTGAAAAAGTAAGTACAAATATAGAAAGTCTTAAAGTAAGAACTGATGTTAAAGAATCATTAGTTATATTAATGTGTAATATTATATCAAGTGGTGGTGGATTAAAACCTTTTAACCCAGATAGTTTTAACAATAATATGAATATTATTGAATCTTCTTCTAATAAATTTGTTGATATAGAAGAAAATGTACAAGGGTATATGGAAACATTATTTAGTATAATGGAAACATATAAAGAATTCCCTACTAAGTCTAAAAGAAAATCAGAAGCTATATTTAATAATCCATATTCTATAGCAGAAGAAATTTTAAAATCTTACTCTAATCCTAGATTTAATAGAGGAGATATATTTAATAAAATTAGATCTGTATGTTCAAAAATAACAGTTTTAGAAAAAGATAAATGGAATCCTGGAGATATTTATTTAGTAAATTCTGAACCAATATTACCTACAGAAACAGATTCTATTGCTCCTTGGAATGATTTATTTGTAAATAATTGGGGCGATACAGATAAACCTTTAGTTTCTATTTCATTAAAAGAAGAAAAATATCAACCTGGTAGAGCTAAATCATATTTAATTAAATTTGGAAAAAAAATAGAATACGATTTAAGTAAAGAAGAATTAGAATGGGATAAAGAAAAATATAAAATTGAAATTTATAAATTAAGAGAATCAGTTTCAAAATTAATAGAAGATGGGGGAACTGGAGCCCCTAATGAGGTTATAAAACAAGGAGATGGGTGGGATGGTAAATATTCTGAAGATAGAGCAAAATTACAAGGTACATATGGTGCTTATAAGTTATTAGAATTTATATTAAGACATCCAGATGCATCTGTAGCTGGTTTATTCGCTTATGGACAATCTATACCAGGAATCCCTTCAGCTAATCCTACATTTTTTAAATTAGTAGGAGGAAATAAAGGGATATTAACTAAAAATGAAAAATACCCAGGGGGTTCTAATACAGATTTAACTAAAGATGAACCCATAACTATAATTGATACTATAACGTCTGCAAATATTACTATTAAAGGTAAATTAGATATTATAAAAGATGGAGAAATAGAACGAACTGAAGACGTAAGTAAAACTTTTAGAGGTGATTATGGAAAATCAATAGGAATTGTTTAAAAAATTTGGTTACCACAAAAATTAATATTATCCTACAACTGTAGGGGTTTTAAGGTGAATAGCGGACCGACACAATGACACAATATAATCCACATAATATAGACAAGACACTGAAGCGGATGGAAGACGCCGATGAATTAAAATCGATACACCGTTCTGGTACTAATATAATGTCGTTTTTTGATAATAATGACCAAGAACATGAATTACAAAAACAACAATCACTAGCAGAAGTAAAGAAAGACGAATATCTTAAAAGTGTTGAATTACTTAAAAAACTTATACAAGAAAAAGGAACACAACTTGAGTTAACCCGTATAATAGCAATTGGTTATTTAATTGAAACAACAGACTTCCTTAATATACCTTCAGATCGTAAAAAAATGATAAGAGAAAATATGATTTGGTGTAATAAACAATATGAAAAATATTTGGATTCCCCAGAATAATTTTTTATATAAAATTGAATTAAAAAATAAATTATGAAATACGCAAGACAAACACAAGAAGCTTTAGAAAGATTAGATCAAGCTTTAGCACAATTAAGAGGATTAATTTCAAAAAACAAAAATGCAGAAGCAGTTAAATTTATGGAAGAAGGTCCCTTAAAAGAACGTTTTGAAGAATTACAAAATATGATTACAATCTCAGCAACAAATCCATTAGGATCTAGAGGTACAATACAAACAGGAACATTATAATATGTTATCAGCAGAAAAAATCCAATCAAATTGGAATCGTTATGTAAGTGAGATTACAAAATCATTCTCAAAAGAAAGAACAGACATATTATTACCATTTTTAGAGAAGTATAAAGAAAGAATGATGATGATGCCTGCTTCAAGTAAAAATTGGCATCATTCAGCATTTGCAGGTGGTTACACTGACCATGTTTTGCGTGTGTTTGACTGCGCTAATTCGTTATATAAAACGTGGATAGCAATGGGGGGTGACGTTTCCACATATACTGTTGAAGAAATGCATTTCGCCGCATTATTCCATGATTTAGGCAAGATGGGCCAACAAGAAGGCGAGTACTACACTCCAAACGATTCTCAATGGCATATTGAAAAATTAGGACAACTTTATAAGTTCAATACGGACATTCCAGCAATGAAAATACCTGAACGTTCACTATTTATCTTACAGGAAATTGGTTGTAAAGTAACTCAAAACGAGTTTATTACAATTAAAATTCATGATGGTTTATATGATGAGTCAAATAAGTTTTACTTTATGTCTGGTCAAAAAGAAACTAGATTAAGAACCCACCTACCATTATTAATGCATCAAGCAGATCATATGGCTGCTCAAATTGAATTTGAATTATGGGATAATGCAGTTAATTCAAAATCTACTTCTAAACCAGCTAATGCTACTAAAGGTGATAAAACACTTAGAGCAGCTAAAAAAGTAAATACACAAAATAACCCGAATCTAAAAAAGGCAACAATGGATGTTATAGATTCATTTTTTAAAGATTAATTATGATAACACTTAGTATAATATTAACAGTAGTAGTAGTAGCTTCTTTGTTTTTAATATTAAATTTAATAAAGAAAAACGAAAAATTAGATGATATTTTAAATAATTATGAAGATTTCATTTCAAAACAAAGTGAAGCAATTAATGCTTGTAATATAAGATTAAAAAAAGTAGATGATAAAGGTATATTTCAATCAGATGATGAAATAGGATGGATATTTAAGGAAATTATAAAAATTCAAGAAGCTTTAAACGAATTTACACTTAAATAAATGATGAATAAAACCCAATGGGCCCCCAAACCACCCCCTGAATCTTCTTTTGATAATACTCCCGCTATAGGAAGTACATATAAAGTAGGACCTTTACCTAAAAAAAGAGGAAGAAAAAGAACTAAAAAACAATATTTTACACCAGACACAGATCTAGCTATAGCTGAATATCTAAATACTTCTAATCAAGACGAAAGAGATAATATATTTGCTACAAGAATACATTATCCCTTTTATAAATTAGCCGAAAATCTTATACATACATTTAAATTCTACTATACAGAGGTAGATAATTTAGAAGATTTAAAACACGAAGTAATTTGTTTTCTTTTAGAAAAATTAGATTATTTTAAACCAGAAAGAGGTACAAAAGCATTTAGTTATTTTTCAATTGTAGGTAAAAATTATCTTATTCTTTATAATAATAACAATTATAAAAAGAAAAAACAAAAAGTAGACGTTATAAAAGCAGATGAAGATGAGGGAGTTTTATATCAATTAGGGAGGGACGAACGTAAAGAAGAAATAAAAACATTTATAGATTACTTAACAGAATATATAGATAAACATATGTTTACTATGTTTAAGAAAGAAAAAGATAGAAAAGTTTGTGATGCTATAAATGTACTTTTTAAACGTAGAGAAAATTTAGAAATATTTAATAAAAAAGCACTTTATATTTACATCCGTGAAATGACAGAAGTAGATACCCCTGTAATAACAAAAGTTACTAAAAAATTAAAAGTTTTATATAAAAAACTATATTCTGAATATATTGAAAAAGGATATGTAAGAAGTTAAAAACTCCATATTTATAACAAAACAATATGGATTCATTAAATCAAATATTATTTGACGATAAATCTTTCTCAGATTTATTAAAAGAAATTCACGGTAATCAAAAGAAAAAGGCTAAACAACTTGCATCTTTAATATCTGAATTACGCCCCTTAGTTCAATCTTTGGGGGATGCTACAGTTGTAGTTCCTTTAATTAAAGAATACATGGAAATTAGTGTTAAAAATGACGATCAACTAATTAAGATGGCAGCTATTGTACAACGTTTATCCACAAACACATCTAATAATGGAGATGGAGGAACATTATCCCAAGAAGAAATGGATCAATTAATGGAAGTTGCGGAGGAAATCTCCAAAACAGTAGAAAAACCAAAACAAATAAAATCACCAGATGTTAACTGAAATCGCAGCAGTAAGAGTCCAAGAAGTAATAATGTCAGGATCAGCTGATATTATTGGCAGTATTAGATTTAATGAGATACATGAGTCAAAACCCATCTCTACAAGTATACTTCCTATAGCCAAACCTCTTTTTTCTAGTATAAAACAATACCCTACAGTTAATGAAATAGTACATATATTAATAGGTCCTAAAAACCATAGGGATATACAAAATTATTATTTCCCCCCTATTAATATTAATAGAAGCCCAAACCATAACGCTTTACCTACTGGATTTTCAGGGAAAGAATTAGAAGTGATGTCAGAAACAAGTTTAGATTATTTTAAAGAAAAAGAAATAAGACCTTTATTACCTTATTTAGGTGATGTAATGTTAGAAGGAAGATATGGTAATTCAATAAGATTTGGATCTACTATAAACATAGATCCTAATAAAGGAGGTTCTCATCACCCCAACAATTGGAGTAATGAAGGTGAAGCAGGAAATCCTATTACTATTATAAGAAATGGTCAAACAAATGATATTTCAAAACCTACCTTTGAACATATATTAGAAGATGTAAATGAGGATAATTCAAGTATCTATTTATGTTCAAACCAACAAATAACTAATTTCCAAAAGGCAGGAACGTATCCAAAAGAACATCCTTTATCTTACAAACATATGTTATAATGGGTAAAAGAGAATTAAATATATCGGATAAACCTCTACTTAATACTACTGAAGAAGATATTATACTTAAATCCCCTTTTAGGATCCCCCCTAAAGGAATTCAAGATTTTATAAATTTAAAAGGAGTAAATAACACATATTATGCTTATTATGATATAGCTAAAACAGAAAACCAAGCAATTCATTGGAAAGATACATTACCAAGAATATTTTATGAAGAGAGTAACTACCCTAACACTGAAGAAATGAATATGATGATGGGTAATTTGGAAGATATATAATAAAATAAGAACAGAAATTCCATAATTATGGCACAAACAGAACAACCAACACCACAAAGATATTTCCAATTTGACCAATGTATTTATTCTCCTATAGCACATAAAAATGAAATAAATAATAATCCAGGATCGGATTATACTTCTAATAACCCAGAATTATATAAAGACGCTATAATTCTTAATTTACATAAACTATTTAAATATTGTATAAATCCTATATCTATAAAGTATGAAAATAATTTAGCAATAACATCCGTTTACAGAAATAAAGAAACAAATAAAAAATTAGGAGGAGTAGAAAATAGCCAACACATATATGGATACGCAGCAGATATAATCCTTACAGATGGTACTCCATCATCAACCTTATTTAATTGGTGTAAACTAAATATACCTGAATATCATCAATTAATATGGGAATATCCTGAAAGAGGTGATTATTCTATGTATTCACCTTCTTTTTCTTGGGTTCATATTTCTTATATAGAGGGAAATAATGAAAAAATAAACTCTATATCATCATCAAACCCTAAAATCCATAATACCTATAAAGATGAAAATACATTTTTCTTAAATAATTTTACTCATAGAATTGCATTTGCAAATCAAAAACTACTAGAAGAAAAATAATATGAAATTTATACCTGAAGCACCAAACACATATCAAGGAAATCAAGTATTAATAAATTCGGATAGATTAATTTTTAATGCTAAAGAAGACTCTATACTTTTATATTCAGAAAAAGCTATAGGATTTTCAACTAAAGGAAATTTCCATTTTGATACTGATAATTCAGAAGATACTAAATTCATAGTAAATGCTCCTAATATATATTTAGGGTTAGAAAACCTAAGAACAGGAGAATTACCAACATCACCTGCAGTTTTAGGACATGAATTAAAAGATTTATTAACCCAAATATTAGATGTACTAGATAATATGACAGTGGATATGGCATATAATATATCTCATATAACAACACAACCCACAACCCCTACGGGAATGAATCCCGCTAATGCACTAATTGTAAATTGTTTAAGAGAGGAAATTCAAGATGTAAGAAATAATATAGATGATATAATGAGTCAAAACACAAAATTAGTATAAAATGTCTTCACAAGCAATAAGAAATAATATAACAACTAGCATACGTAGAGTAATAACGGATGTTAAACGAAAAGTTATAGAAGAGGGGAAGAAAAAAGTAACAGAACTTAAAGAAGAACTTCTATCTCCTGACCAAATTATAAGAATGTTATCCGCAGATATAAATCATGATTCTTGTAGTTTAAAGGGTCAAAATAAATTTATAGAAAAAGTTTTACAAATACAATCTCTATTAGATGAAATAGGGGATGTAGCTAAAGAAGGATTAATTATATTAAATGGTTTAGAAGAAAAAATAGGAGGAATTTCAAGTAAAATAGAAATACCCCCTGGACCTGATGTCCCTCCTAACCCTATAGAAGGAATAAAAAAAATAACAGAACCATTAGAAAAAATAACAAAATTATTAAATTATATCGTAATGGCGGCCCCAGCTATATTATCTGCATCATCCGGTCCTGCAGCTAGTGGTGTAGTAATTGCTACTACAAATAATAATGTAAATATGGCAAAAGCAAAAATATCCGAATATACAAATTTATTTACGTCTTTACCAAAATTATTAGATAGATATATAGCTATGGCAGATGTAATATTTGACAAAATTACTATAATCAAAGACAAAATCCAAGAAATAATAGATCAAATTGATAAATTGAAGGCCTTTATAATATACATGGAAATGGACTTTTTAGATAAATGTAATCAATTAACATTCCCAACAGATCCTCCAATACAAGAACCCCCTCTTGTTCCTCTTCCAGTTACCTTAGAAGATATAATAGCTCAAATTGAAGAGCTTTATGGTAATATATTAGAAGATTTAATAGCTAGAGGAGATAATAAAGCAATAAAAAGAGTATATACTCTTGGAGTAGAATTCCAAAGAATTAAAAATACTAAAATTGAAGTAATAGACATATAAGAAACAAATAAAATTTATATTTATTAACAAACACAAATAAACATGAAATCAAAAACTTTTGAAAACCTAATTAGAAAAGTAGTAAGAGAAGAAATAGATTATGCTTTAGGTAGAGAACTTAAATCTCTAAGAGAAGATTTACGTAATGAATTAAAACCAACAATAGTAGAACAAGAAGAAAAACACACTGAAATTCCAAATACTATAAAATCATCTTTAAGAGACCAAATTATGGGTAATGAACCTATAAAACAACACCCAAAACAAAATTATACTTCTAATGGGGCATTAAATGATTTATTAAACGAAACAGCACAAGGAGATACTAATACACAAACGGCTATGGCCCCTAGTGTAATGGAAACAGCAAACATGCCTACACAAGTAGCAGAAGCAGTAACAAGAGATTATAGTGATCTAATGAAAGCAATTAATAATAAAAAAGGAAATTAATAAATGCCCCTAACTCGGCCATCAAGAAGTATACACCCATTAGATCTTAATAAAAATGTTAAGATAGGGGTAGCTTTCCCTTTAGATGAAACAAATATGTTCTCAGGAACTCAAACTGTTAAAGAACAAATTAAAGCTAATTTATTAAATCTTTTATTAACTTATCCTGGTGAAAGAATTAATATGCCTGAATTTGGAATAGGATTAAAAAACCTAATATTTGAACAAGATATAACTCTACCAGATTTAAAACTAACAATAAAAGAACAAATAAACACTTATATATTTGGAATAACATTACAAAATGTATTTACAACATTAGCTGAGGATAAACATATACTATCCATAAGTCTAACTTATATATATAATTTAGATAATACTCCACAAGCAGTACAATTAAATTTTAACTAATGGCTTATTCAAAAGTATCAAATAAAAATCAAGATAAAAATGTAAAATATCTAAGTAAAGATTATAATAGTTTTAAAAACCAATTAATAGAATTTACCCAAACATATTTTCCTAATAATTTTAATGATTTTAGTGAAGGTAACCCTGGAATGATGTTCTTAGAAATGGCAGCTTATGTAGGTGATGTATTATCTTTTTACACAGACACACAATTAAGAGAATCATTTTTATCATTATCACAGGATAAAGAAAATATATATAATTTAGCTTACTCTATGGGATATAAACCAAAAATAACAGCAGCAGCAAGTGTAGATTTGGAGATATCTCAATTAATTCCTTCAAAAGCAAGTGACAATTATGAACCAGATTATGATTATGCTTTAGATATACAACAAAATTCTACTTTTTCTAATTTAATAGGAATGTCTTTTTATACAACTAAAGATGTAAGATTTAGCTATTCATCTAGTTTCGAACCAACATCCATAAGTATATATCAATATGATTCTTTAAATAACCCAGAATATTATTTACTTAAAAAAACAGTCCCTGCGGTTTCAGGAGAAACAAAAACTCAAGAATTCCCAATAGGATCAGCAGAAAGTTTCATGACATTAAACTTATTTGATTCTGATATTATTTCCATAGAATCTATAACAGATTCTGACAATAACAAATGGACAGAAGTGCCTTATATAGCTCAAGATACTGTATTTGAAGAAGTACAAAACTTAGGAACTAATGATCCTATCTTACAACAATATAATAATCAAACTCCCTATCTTTTAAAAACTAAAAGAACCTCTAAAAGATTTACAAGTAGAGTAAAATCAGACAATAGTATAGATATTCAGTTTGGAGCGGGTACAAGTGGCAAATCAGACGAACAAATTATTCCAAACCCCGATAATATTGGTTTAGGAATTAAAGATGGAAGATCAAAATTAGACGTAGCTTATGACCCTTCAAATTTCCTATATACTCGAGCGTATGGAGAATCACCATCAAACACAATATTAACAGTAAAGTATCTAACAGGAGGAGGATTAAGCTCAAATGTTAATAGTAACACAATAACACAACCTGGAACTCTTAACATTACTAATAAGGCCAATGCAAATATTTCTATGATAAATTTTTCAAAATCCTCTTTAACATGTACAAATCAAGAGGCGGCAAGCGGAGGAGGAGGAGGAGAAACAGTAGAAGAAGTAAGAATGAACACAATGGCTCATTTTTCTGCTCAACAAAGAACAGTTACAAAAGATGATTATTTAATTAGAACTTTATCTATGCCAGCACAATTTGGTAGAGTAGTTAAAGCATATATTATGCAAGATGATCAAACATCCCCACTAACAACTGAACCTAATCGTATTCCTAATCCATTAGCTTTAAATCTATATACTTTAGGGTATGATGCAGATAAAAAATTAACAACATTAAATAATGCTACTAAGAATAATTTAGCAACTTATTTAGAACAATATAGAATGTTAACGGATGCCATTAATATTAAAAACGCATTTATAATTAATTTCCAATTAGAATTCGAAATAACAACATTTAAAAATTATAATAATCAAGAAGTATTATTAAACTGTATATCTGAATTACAATCCTATTTTAGGATAGATAAATGGCAGATAAACCAACCAATATCTATTTCTGAAGTTCAAAATTTAATAGGAGGAATAGACGGAGTACAAACAATAGAAAGTCTTACATTTAATAACGTAAGTGGAATAGATAAAGGTTATTCACAATACAAATATGGTTTTACTAAAGCAACAAGAGATGGAGTAATTTACCCTTCAATGGATCCTAGTATTTTTGAATTAAAACAACCTAACTCAGATATTAACGGACGTGTAACAATATATTAAAATGGCATATTATTTTATTTTCCCTGAATTAGACACAACAATATACAGTCACCCTGACAGAAAAACAATGAATGCAGGACAAGATGAACTCCTTGAATTGGTAAAAGAATCGGGAACAGATGATCAGTATAATTATCCTTCAAGAATTTTAATCAAATTTAAAAACGATGATATAACAAATGCAATATCTTTAATAGGGGATACTAATTTCATTTCATCATTATCTTCATCAGTTAAATTACAATTATCTATAGCAGAAGCAAAAAATATAGTATCAACACATGTTATAAATGCTTACGCAATATCTCAATCATGGGATGAAGGAACAGGTAAATATTTAAATTTACCAACAGGATCTAATGGTACATCTTGGACATATAGAGATAATTCAACAACAGCAACAGAATGGCCAGGAGTAACTGATATTACAGATAATTTTGGAAGTAATGGAGGAACAGGATCTATATTTAGTTCTTCTGGTATTAATGCCCCTCTTACACCAGGAGGAGGAACTTGGTATACAGGAAGTAATTTTTATGGTACTCAACAATTTTTAAAAGGAGAAGATTTAGATACAAATATAGATGTAAAAGAAATAATAAATAAATGGAGTGCAAGTTTAAATGTAGGACAAACATATCCAGAAGGAATATCTAATTATGGGTTTTTATTAAAAACATCAGATAGTGTTGAAACAGATGCCTCTAGTAGTTTTGGTGAAATTCAGTATTTTTCATCAGATACTCATACAATTTACCCACCAAAATTAACATTTATGTGGGATGATAGTATTACTCATACCTCCCAAATAAATAAACCTAAAAGTGGATCATTAAATATATCTCTTTATCAAAATCAATCTACATATAATCAAAATGATATAGTTAAATTCAGAATCCATATAAGAGATAAATACCCAGTAAGAGAATTCACTATTAACTCAAATTATCTAAACGTAGGATATTTAACAACATCTTCATACTACAGTATAAGAGATGCACATACAGAAAGAGAAATAATACCTTTTGATGACACATTTACAAAATTAAGTTCTGACAGTGAGGGTATGTATTTTAAATTATATATGCAAGGTTTACAACCAGAAAGATATTATCGTATTTTATTAAAACATATTAATAACGATGAAACAATAATTTATGACGATAAATATTTCTTTAAAGTAATAAGATAATGTCAGGTTCTAATATAGACTTCCCCCTATCAAAAACAGTAATTAGTAATAAAGTAGCAAAGGAAAAAATAAATGAACCTTTTAATCAACTTACAACATCGGAAGAAAAATTTGATAGTGAAAAAATAAAAAGAATATATACTGATTTATTTTATCAAATTTCTAAAAAAGGAAAAAAATCACATATCTCTGTAATAGAACAAAGTACAGATTATGTATTTCCTGAAGTAAATAAAAATCTAGAATACTCAATTACAGCTAAAGAAGAAGAATTATTAGAATTAAATGATACTTATTTAGAAGTATCTCTCCCTCAAATTGAGCCTATGCATCCTATTTATGATAATGGTTTTTTTGTACAGCAAGGAACAACATTTCCCGATGAACCAAATTCTGATATATGGTATATTCAACAAGGAATGAAAAGAAAAATAGGAAGAAACGCTGCAGGTAATGTAGGGGGGTATTGGGTTAGATTATTAAGACAAGCAGACGGAGAAGAAGTTTATGATCAATATGAGTCTTATAAATCATTAAAAAATAGCCCAAATTTTAGATATCTTACAGATATAGAATTAAATAATATACCTGATGGAGAGGATATAAATAATGGTTATGATTTAAATATTAATCCTCTTAAAGGAAAAGAACCCCAATATGTTTATAGTGAAATAAAAATAGAACTTACATGTGAAGGAGTTGAAAGATTCCATAAATTCAGATACGGACAACCAGGATTTGATTATGATCTTTCAGGATACCCAGAAACAGGGGGATATTGGTATCTTGACACAAATGGGTATTGTGAAGTAAGAGTAGAAAGAGATATAGATCCTACTTCAATATTTAAAAGACAAATTCAGGATTTCCAAATTGAAGCAGGAACATCTAAAACAATAACAATTTCAAGAGATGATAAATTTTATAATCATGAAATAAATGGTACAAATAATCCTTTAGACCCTGAATTTTATCAACCTAATATTGAAGAAGTAAGTGAGCTTGCTAAATCAGCTCCTAATGGTCCCCCAATGAAAATTTGGAAAAAAGATGGATTTGAAAAATTATTTCCTGCAATCACTAATGTTACCCCAGGAAGTAGAATAAAATATAGACTTAAATCCCCCTACAATGACCAAGGAATTATAGTAGATGGGGGAGGATCCCACTATTTACGTGGTATAGTAGATGATGATACGAATAATGCAGAAGAACAATTAAATGTCTTAAATTCATATTATAGTCAAGAATCTAATTTTGGAACTAGAATGATAAATAACTCTTGTTATGGTCCTTTAAATGCATCAGGATGTTATGGAAA